ATTTGGCTGTTTATAATAATTATATTTTCCATATTATTCAATATGCCAACAGTATTAATTCTGATTGCCATAAACTGTCCAGCCAATAATCCCGCAGTTTCTTCGGTTATCCCCGATATTGCCCCTGCTAAACCTGTTACACTTTCCGCTTCGTCTAAATTTTCAGAAACATCGGTTAATTGTAAACCAATCTGGGAAGCTATGTTTTGTATAGCCTGCCATTCAGTTTCCGCCATAACTATAATCATTTGGTAAACTTCTGCTAACTTCTCTATTTCAGCAGTAGTCAACCCATCCTGAGCAAGCATTGAAAAACGACTATACCATTTTTCAAGATATTTGGTAAGTATAGTTCTTTTAAAGGCATCTATCATTGCATTTTTCATCATATCGTTAAAAGTATCTGCAAAAACCTGTGCTGAATCAAGCCCCTGCTTAAAACCTTCCGCTATGGCATCGGCTATTGTTTCCGGAGTAGTACCGGTTAGAATTTCCTGATATTGCTGATTAAGGTCATAGATTGCTGCATTGGCATTTTCTATTGCCGATTGCCACTGCTCAATTTTTTCCTGATCCGTTTCGTCCCATGTCCACCAGAGAAACTGTCCGTAAGCTTCTTTTTCCGCTTCTATCATGTCTTCATAAGTTGCAATCTGCTCTTTTAATAAGCTGATAGTCTTTTTAATCTCGTTTATTCTGGCTTCTCCTGTTGACTGGCTCAAAATGGTCTGTTGCCGTTGCAGTTCTAAAGTAATCTCCTGCAATTCTTTTTTCAGTTCGGGTACTTCGGATTTATGCTGTACAAATAGATTAAATATACTGCCTACTATTGATAATATACCGCTGAAAATACCGAAAATATTACCTGAGGAAATACCCGCCACCAATGTACCTATACCGCTAACCATGTTGGCAAGGTTATTAATCATGCTCTCTAATTCAGAGTCAAAGTTACCTACAAAATCAGCAAGTTGATGTAGTAGTGCAGCAGTTTCGTCAATATTGTCTTTCAGGTTTTGCCACATCTGCTCCTGTGAATTTTCAATTTCTTCATCAATCATCTGCAGAACATCAGCAAAATCTGCATATTTGATTTTCATTTCCTCTAAATGATTAACAAAAGCCCTTAATTCTTCATTGTTCAACTGCTCATGTTTACTGCCCCTTAACTCCTGTATTTCTTCTCTTGCTTCGTTATACTTTATCTCAGCAATTAACCGCTTTTCAATATTTCTTAATCTTTCTTTTTCTGTTTCATTTTCGGCAATTAATAGCAGTTCATTGGTTTTTTTATGAATAGCAAGAATCTTTTCTTCTGTAGTTTGGTAAGCCTGAAAATAAGATTCCAGTAATGCTCTTTTTTCTTTGTAAGCTTCTTCTTCAGCTTTTATAATTTCGTCTAATCTTTCCCTGATAAATTCAAAGTACTGCCTGTTAGCTTCTGTTTCTTCCCCTAACGCCTCTCTGGCAAGTTCAAGCCTTAGTTTATAGCTTTCAACAGTTTCATTATCAGGTCTTGTCAATTCCTCTTTGAATATAGCCAGTTTGGATTCGGCAATCATCTGGTCATATCTTTGGTTGATTTCCAGTTCATTCTGCTTATGCTGTTCCACTGCCTGTAAATATTCTTCAGAGCCTTCTTGATATTCAATGATTAACTTATCAAATTTATCCTTTTCAGCCTGTAATTCTTTTTCTCTTTCTTCAGCAATATATGCAAAATGTTCTTCTTCAATCTTCCGTCTTTTTTCTTCAATAATTTTATTGTAATCATAAATATCTTCTTCTATTGCCTTGCTTAATTCCGCGTGTCCTGAATACTTAGACCGCATATCCTCTAAATACTGTCTGTAGTTTTCGCCGTCTTTTACAAGCTGTGAGTTGTGTTCTTTTACATATTCATAGCCAAACTGTTTAACATCAGCTAAATATTGCTTATACCTTGCAGCCATTTCTTTTAAGTTGGCTTCCACTTCTTTTACCATGTCATCACTTGCAACAATATCAGCACCTGTGCCACCGCCACCGCCTGTATCAACATCAGTATCAGCACCAATATCAACTTTAGGAGTTATTTTTTGTTCTCCTGCTTTCTTAAGTTCTTCTAAAGATTCAGTAAGTGCATCTACTTCATGGGTAGATTTTTCCAAATCAAGATGTAACTGTCTTTCCTGTAATGACCTGCCTTCTGTAGCTATGGATAATTCATTTTGTAATTTTAAATATTCGGTATCACTTTCCAGAATCTTTTCCATTTCTTCATTAGTAGTTTTAGCCATTTCCAGTATACTCATACTGTCTTTAATATCCTGTTTGCGATATTTCATCTGCAGTTCAAGCCGTTCTATTTCTTTTTGTGAACGGTCTTCCTGTAGCTGATATTCTTTTAAGGCTATTTCAGCTCTGATTTTGTCTATTTTTGCCTGCTCAAGTTCAAGCTCCATAATTCTTACACTTAAATTATAGGATTCCTGTTTTGCAATATTTAAGATATCTATACCGCCAGCAGCACCTTCAGCAGCACTTTTAAGATGTGGAAAATAAGTAGCTAAAGCTTCTTCAGCTGCCTTTAATTCAACAGATTCATCTTTGGTTAATTCGGTTTTCTTTCTTAATCCCTCAATAGTAAGTATTAAATCATCGATTCTGCTTTTTCTGCTTTCTAAAGCATCAGTCAATTCTACATAACTGCGCTGTAAGTCGGTAAAGCTGTCTTTTGCCCCTGTCATAACATCATTTATGCCCCTTGCTATGTTGTTCATGAAAGAGAGCATGCTGTCTCCGATTGGCTTTAATTTTGCCATAACATTATTATGCAGTATCGCTAACTGATTTTCTGTAGAGTCCATCATTGTTTTAAAAGCTTCGGTTGTTGCACCTGCTGAATTTTCCATTGCCTCTAAGGCCTGATTAAAAGCTTCCCCTTCTTCTGTTGCAACAGACAATAAACCTGCAAGACCTCTTACATTAGGAAACAGTTCACTTAATACTTCAATATTGCCATTAGTAGCTTCCATAACATCGGTTAAGAACGCTTTAAATCCTTTTGTCTTGATTGCTGCAACATCAAATTGAATGCCTAAGTCTTCAATAACTTTTTCAGCTTCTGTAGTTGGCTTGATTATAGCGGTTAACATACCCCTAAGGCCTGTCATCATCTCTGGAGTTTTAAGAGTTTTAACGCCTTGAGCAATTATGGCCATTAAATCATCAAAAGCTAAACCAGCCTGTGCAGCAAGTCCTGTTACGGTGGTAATCTCCGGCCCAAGTTCACGCATTGATGTTTTTCCGAGCTTTACTGTGGTAAATAGCTTGTCTGATATATTCTCCGCATTTCCAGCAGCTTCACCGTAAGCATTCATGATAGAGGTTATAGCATCAGCAGCGGTAAAAGTGTCTGTAACTCCGGCAACCGCAAGTTCAGCAGATTGCCTTAAGATGTCCATTGATTCAGCTCCGTCATAACCTGCGGAAACAATCTGGTACAAACCTTTGGCAAGGTTTTTGGCATTTTCCGGAACTGTTTTAGTCATCTCGATAATTTCTTTAGATACACCGGCATAATTTTTTTGTACAGTTTCAGAGATAGTCTGCACTTCTTTCATTGCCGATTCGAATTCTTTGGAGAAATCATAAGCTTCTTTACTCATTTTGGTAAAAGCAATAGTTGCACTTATACCCAATCCGGCAAATATGTCCATACCTGTTACACTTTTGGATAAAGTGCGTAATATTCCTTTGGCTTCTGTAGAGCCTTTTTTTAGTCCCTGATTGTCAATTCCAGTCTTCCAATATAGCGAATGTCCTGTGTCTAAGGCCATTTAAATCACCTTGCCTTGTCTAATAAGTCTAAACCTTTAATAACCGTTCCCTTGCCTCTTTGGTAGCGTTATATATGTCCCACCGCAAGGGCAACCGCCCTTTGTTAAGTGTTATACCTTCATTCATGCAATCCCCTGCTTTTTTGTAATCACCTTTTTCAAAGTAGTAAATAGCCAGCCAGTTAAATATCTCAGGCAATACTGCTTTTGAATTACTAATTAATAAGCTGTCATATAAAGAGCCTTCGGTTTTGCAGATATCTATTGCAATCTCAAAATAGTCTTTTGCCTTGTCATTGTCTTTACCAGTCCAGTAATTTCCAAGCATTAAATAAATCTGCGATATTCGATTAGAGTAGTGAGATGCTTCTCTTTCTATTCTTTCGGCATTTTTAACATCATCTCTGGCCAAATATGCCCCTACAAGGTCAACAAATACCTCTAAAAAGGCATTCCAACCTTCGTTGAATTCTTCTTTTCTCATCTGCTTTACCCATATTTCGCCGTATTTTATAGTGCTGTCAAAGTCTTTTTTGACATAATAGGTTTTGACTAAATGGGTAAGGTTATGCAGATTATCCGGATTCTTTTTATATTCTTCTTCCAGCATCGGTAAACTGCGTGCCATTTTATTGGCAAATAACTTTTCTCCTTTGTCGCCCTGGAAAATATATCCGTAATGGTTTAACACTACATCATTTGCAAACAGATACGGAGCTTTACATACCGGCTTGTTATGTACTGCCTGTTCAAAGTGGAAATCAGGGTCATTGTTGAATATTCTCGGCTGCATCATTTCTGAATACTGCTTTAAATCCTTTGTGTAAAAGTTGCATAGCTTTACAAAAATAGTTGGCTGTGTATACTGTGGATTTAGTATTACATTTTCCAGAAAATAGATAGACCGCTGTGTCAATTCCTCATCTGCATCAACATACATAATTCTTTCACCTGTTGCTTTGGATATGCTGTAGTTGCGTGCCTTGCTGAAATCCCAGGGGATAAATTCTTTTTCATAAACTTTATCAGTAAACTTTCTGGCAACATTAACCGTTCTGTCCGTTGATCCTGTGTCTACAACAATCAACTCAGTTAACGGCTCTAATGTTTTGTCATCTTTCATATTGATAATAGGCAATAATGAATCAAGGCATCTCTGCAAATTACCTTCTTCGTTTTTGGCTATTATGCAAATTGATAATTTAGGTTTATTCATATCATCCTTCCTTTTTAAATTAATCCTTCTAATTCACTTATATCTTTAATTTCCAATTCTTTCGCCTTCTTCTTCTTATCCTCTTTAGCGTCATATTTCGGTACAGAGCTTAAAAGCATTACAATATTGGTATAGCTGTAATCCCAGAGAATGTTTTCCATAGTCATACTTGGAAAATAGTGCATTAAACCGCCTATTATTCTCCAGGGGTTGTTTCTCGTTTCTTCATCTTCATCAGATTCATCCCCTTTAGTGAGACCAAAGAAGCTAAAAAAGGGGAAACGTTCATTTGCTGTACTATCAGGGTAACCAGCTTTAGCCCTTCCTTTGCATTTAAATTGTTGTCTAAAAAGTTAACCAACTGCCTTGACGGCTCTTTTTTACTGTTGGTAATACCATAAGCAATTATTTTGATTACCTTGTCTTTATTCTCGATAATCTGGTTAACTCCAGCCTCAAGAAAATTAAACTGTTTATCCTTTTCCTTATCTGGATTATTTAACGGCTCATCCAGTTCATCAGTGTTTAAATCAAACAATATTTCACTAATTTTAAGCACTGTCCCCATGTTTAACGGATAGATAACAAATTGCCTCTCTGTCGGCAGTATATGCAGTTTATGCAGTATATTCTGTTTCTGTACCTTAATGGTAAAGTCAACACCTTTTTCCAGAACTGAATCTATTGTATTTCTTATTGTACTTGTGGTATCTGTGGTTTCGGTTTCTGCTTTTTTCCCCTGCATATCTTTGTTAACTTCCCTATCCTTTTTATCTTCAACATATTTTTTGCCTTCTTTACTCTTATTGTCTTTTGCCATAACAACTCCTTTCTAAAATATTGCCCGCCCTGGTACAGTTATCCCAGTAGCGGGCAAATCTGATTTTACATATTTTATACATAGAGCATGGTAAACCAATGTCATATATATTTAAGCACCCAATGTACTTACTTTTATCGGTACTCCAGTATCAGGCAGCAATACATCTGCGGTAAACGTTATTTGCCCTGATTCAGTTTTGGTAAATCTCAAGTCCGCACCAGCATATAAAGAAGCCCTCTTTATCTCGATTTTCAGCTGTTTCCCGTTAATGGTTTTAGATATTAGTTCAAAGGCTTTTTCATTAACTACTGTTGCCCCTGTGGGAGATTCCCAAACGCCGTTAGTTGTTGCTGTAGTTACCGTACCGCCAAAAGCGTGCTCAAAGATACTTGTGTCCATATCTCTTGTAGCAAACTCAATAGTCTTTTTCCCTGCAGCAAGTATCTGTATATCTGCAACCTCTTTATCATCACAATATAAGTCAGTAACAGAAGGTGCATTTATGACAAGATGTGCACTGTCAGGAACTATATACTGTATTGTTTCAAGAGAACTTAAAGTCGGTCCAACTCTTATTGATTCAATCCCGATTAATCTGGTATCACTCATTTTACTCACCTCATTTACTTATTACTTATTACTTATTATTTATTATTTTTCTATAAAACAATTTAGCCTTATATTCACATAGCTCATGCTTATCTGGTCTGTATCCTGCATAACAGTCTGATTAGTAATTTCAAAGACATAATAATTACTTGTGGCACTGTAAGCTTCAATAACCTTTATTACGGCATCTGTAATTGTTTTCAGTTTGGTAATATTCGGCAATCCGTTGTCAAAGTTTTTGCAGAAGCAATTAACCATATATACCGGAAACTGTATAATTTCATCACCGTTAGGGTTGGTTAAAGGAATAATAACAATATCCTGCAGTTCAGAGTTTAACGGCTTTTTATCCCTGTAAACCCTGCCGTCAATCGTGCTTGTAACAGATGTTACGTTTATAATCGGATACAAGATATCTGATATGTCAAAAGTTGTCTTCATAAGCCATATTCCTTTACCTTCTGTTTTAGTAACCTTATTGCTGCCGGTATACTGCCTGTAATAACATCATAACCTTTAGACTCTACCGCTGCTGCATAACCCATGCCTGCAATTCCGATTAGTACAAAACCCTGTTTATTCTCCTGCAGTATTTCCTTTGCAATTCTTTTTGCCTGAGCTTTACCTTCAGCCTTGCCTTCTACATTTTCAACTGCAACATGTCCGTCTTTTGCGATAATATAACCGATTGAGCTTCTCAGGTTGCCAGTCTGGTCTTGATAAGTTCTGGTATTTCTGGCATCGTTTACAAACTGCTCACCAACCATAGCAAGTGTCATGATAATCCGTTCTTCAATGCTCATAACAAACTGGTCAATCTGTCTGTCTGTATCCTGTCCTTTGAATCCTGGTATTAACGGCATATTGACTTTATACCTTCATTTCTACATGGTTTTGATACGGAAACAAATGTAACAACACATGCTCTTTGTCAAAAAACTCCAGTTTTGCATCTTTAGGAACGTTATCAACATCGTCAAACAATGGTGCAGTTATAAAATAGCTATAGCCAATCATATCCCCGCTTTCGGTTATAATGTATCTGCTGTTGTTAGGCTGTATGTTGCAGCTTATACTTATCGTAACCAGCGTACCCTCTGCATAAGCTCCAACAGTGTTGAATGTCCCTGGAGTGTGATAACTTATAGTTGCCGTATGGGGATATCTCTGTATTACCATATTGCAGCTCCGTCTACTGTCGGTTCATCAAGACCGTATTTTTGCAGTATAGCTCTTGCCATAGCAATTAACTGGGCTGCGTTATACTTTATTGAAGTTGATCCGTCTCTAAATTCAGGATGGGCAGCCAAAGTAAAATATAAGGATGCGGCACATAAGTCTATATCCTTAGAATTACCTGCCGCATAAGTTGCACTGGCTGTCAATCCGTTATCAAGCAGAATCTTCTCCAGCAAGTTATCGTTACTATATTCAGTTTGTGATTGCAAAGCCTCTAAATTTGTCAATTACTGCTCCTTTACCTCAGTTCTTATGCTCCCCAAGTAGTTGTATGTTCGGTATCTAAAATTAAAGCTCTGTCTACAGTTGGCCAGCTTGGGAAAACATTACTTTCACCTTTGGTATATTCAGCAACAGGGTCAACATCGCTCCACTTGGAAACGAGTATATTGCCTTTCTTAGCCTGTGTTACCTGTTTAGGTGGGTTAGTTTCTTCAGCAATTGGGCCATAAAGCATATCACCGCATTTTAAGTCTTCCAAGAAAGTAACATACCTGTCAGCTCCGGAAGCGTCTAACCAGGGGTCAACAGATACGATAGTATGATTTACATCTTCATAGCTTATTCTGGTATCTATCAACACGATAATTGGCAATCCTTCAGATTCTAAAGCTTCATTAGCCACTGCTAAACTTGGAGCTCTTTTCTTTCTTGTCCCGCCGTATAAAGCATAAGGGGCAACAAAGTCTTTTGTTTCATCAGAAGCCCTAAACTCTACCCATTTGGAACGGTTCATCAGTATATATCTCGGTTTAAGCCCTAAATCACCCGCAGCACTCATTACAGTTTCAATATCGGTAATAGGTTTGGTTGTACTTACTGCAGCAGTCCAAACAACAGATGCTGTTTTCTTATTGTCATCTGGCAACTGGAAGTCAATGGCTTCTTCTGTTACAACACCGCCTGCGTTGGTAGTTCTGCTTAAACTAACACTACCTTTGGATAATGCCTGAAAAACTAACCATTCCATTCTGGCATTTACACCGTCAACAACATCATCAACATCATTAAAAACTAAATCCAAAATAGCCTGCTGATCCGGAGATGCCTGAGCTTTTAAAATGTTATAAGTATTCAAGTCATTCTCAGTCATTTTCTTTTTCATTCTGATGGACGGAATTTCTCCGGCCAGTTTACTAACAGTCCTTCTGGTCTTTAATGGTGCAGACACATCATAAGCAACTACATCGGCTGCTACACGATTCCCTTTACTTCCTATTAAAGTTTCATAAGTTAAAAACGGAGTGGATTTTAAAGGAAAGAATGTAGGCCAATACAGTTTCTCAAATACTCGTTCATTCAAGTATGCCTGCAGATTCTTTTTGTTTATCTCTTTTAAAAGTGAGTATTCCATTATGTTTCACCTCATTCATAATTCGTATTTAATTAATTATTTGTCATCATATTACTAAGACTAAGCAAACCTTATTCTGTCGGTTAAACTTGTCTTCTGTGCGGTAGTTACAAAATAGGGTAATTCGGATTCATCCACAGTTCCTCTTACAACAGCCCCTGCAAATAAATTATCCAGTAAATTCCCCTCATCGTCTCTAACCTGTATATTGTTTCTCAAAATAGCATCTGCACTGTGCATTGGAGTTGCAGTAGCAATAGTGGCAGTTTCATATAAAACCGCTCCTGAAGCTGCACCGGCTGTACCTGGTGTAGCAGTTCCTACGGCAATAGCTGTAGCAGATACTCTGGTAATTGTTGAAGCGGTTGCCCCATACAGGTATATAAATTCGCCCACCTTAAACAAGTGGTCTTCCGGTTCTACAGCCAAAACAGTTGCCCCTGAAACAGTAGCAGCAGTTAGCCTTACGGTTTTGATTACATTGTATAAACCTGCACTGGAAGCATCGGCATTCAGCAATGCACCTTTTTTGAGTTCAGTTATACCATCAGGAAATCTGTCGGTTTTAACAGTAACTCCGCCAGGTATATCTTCTAAGATTTTTAAAAACACTGGATCATAAACAGATCCGCTATCTTTAGTGATTTGTAAACTCATTATCTTTCACCTCATTTACTCATTGTTTATTGTTGTTGTTATTGTCTTTCCCTTTGTTGATTTCTATGACTTCCTTACCCTGAAATGGTTGTCCTGCAGCCCCTTCGTTTCGCTGTTTTGCATATTCCTTAGCTTTTTCTTCTTCGATAGTTCCTGCAGATTGTCCCTTTAAAGGTGTTCCGCCATCTTTCAGCTTCTTGTCTATTTCTTCCTGTTGCAGTGTCAAGACCTCTTTTTTCAAGTTCTCTACTGCTTCCGGAATGTCTTCATCTTTTTCCACTGTAATAAATTTGGAAAAACCCTCTTTCAGCCCT